GCAAAGGGTTTAACGAAGGAACAATGTGCTGGAATGCTAGGCATTCATACATCTACTTTCATGCTTCATCAGTCAGAAAATTCGGAATTTTCGGAAGCTATAAAAAGAGGTCAGGCTCTTGGAATTGATGCCGTGACCAATGCTCTGTTCGAGAATGCCACTGTAGAGCGTGATAATACTGCGATTATTTTCTATCTCAAAAACAGAGCAGGGTGGGTGGATAAGCAAGAAGTGCAAGCAACTGTCGAACAAAAACACGTTATCGATTTAACAAGGATACCTGATGAACAGCTCAAATCTATTGAAGCAGCATTTAGCAGGGCTGACGCTGGAGAAAGTGAAAGCGGAGCAATACCGCAGATCATTGAAGGCGTTTACAGCAGCTAGTTGGGCTACAATCGAGCCTGGTGTGCCGTTCCTAAACAATTGGCACATAGACGCAATAAATGAGCACCTCCAAGCTGTGATTGAGGGTGATATCAAACGTCTGATCATCAATATACCTCCACGGCACATGAAAAGTCTCTCAACCGCTGTATTGCTTCCAGCATGGGCATGGACACGAGATCCGTCAATGAAGTTCATGTTCGCATCCTACGCAGCCTCACTGTCAATCAGAGATAGCACCAAGTGCCGTAGGTTGATCGAGAGCCCTTGGTATCAGGCTCACTTCCCAGATATTACCTTGACATCTGATCAAAATACCAAAGGTCGATTTGAGAACTCTGCTACTGGATATCGTATAGCTACCTCAGTTGGGGCAGCAGCTACTGGAGATGGTGGTGACGTAGTGCTAATTGACGATCCATCTAGTGCAAGTGACGCTCAGTCTTCAGCTATGAGAACTTCTGTCATGGAGTGGTGGGATCAGACAATGCAGACACGTTTGAACGATCCAAAAACTGGAGCCTTCATTATCGTTGCTCAGAGGCTCCACGAATCTGACCTCTGTGGCCATATACTTTCTCAAGAGCTTGGTAGTGACTACGATCACTTGATGTTGCCCAGTCGCTACGAAATAGGTCATCCAACGCCAGTCAGGTCATCTCTAGGATTCACAGATCCAAGAACTAAGGAAGGTGAGCTTCTCTGGCCTGAACGTATGGATGAAAAGACAGTATCTGACCTAGAACGCTCTCTGGGATCGTATGCATCTGCTGGTCAGCTCCAACAGCGTCCATCTCCAAAGGGTGGTGGTATATTAAAGGCTGAGTGGTGGGTTCCGTGGGAAAGTGATGACCTACCTGATATTGAGTACGTCCTCCAGTCGTATGACACTGCATTCAGTACCAAGGAGACAGCCGACTACTCAGCTCGCACAACTTGGGGTGTCTTCAAGATGAATGGTCAGATGAATGCCATAGTTCTCGAAATGTGGTATGATCGAGTGAGCTATCCTGATCTCAGGAGGATGGCACAAGAATCATATGAGGAGTGGATGCCTGACACAATCCTGATCGAGAAACGTGCGTCAGGTCAGTCGTTGCTCCAAGATTTACGTCAATCTGGATTGCCTGTATTAGCCTACAATCCTGATCGAGATAAGCAAGCACGAGCTCACGCAAGTTCCGCACTTTTGGAAGATGGAAGAATTTTCTTTCCAAGTAATAAAAAATGGGCTAAAACTTTAATTGATACCTGTGCTCAATTTCCAAAAGGTCACGATGACTTGGTGGATACTTGCACTCAGGCTTGGTTGAGATTACGAAAAGGGTGGTTCGTTACGCACTCAAATGATTTTGAAGAAGACGATTACGAAGAGAAAAGAAGGATAACTCTGTATGGCTAGAGAACCAATTTCAATTCAACAATCCATAGCTCCCTTCTCTGAGACAGCTCCTGCTGATGATTTGCAAGTTGAAGAAATTGGTGATGACGTTTTAATCGGAGATCCAGAACTCGACAATATTGTTGAGACAGATAGCAACTTTGACGCAAATCTTGCTGAAGATATGTCTGACAAAGATCTCAACAACTCAGCATCAGAATTAATTTCATATTACAACAATGACCGTGAGGCTCGCTCAGAGTGGGAAGAACGCTACAAGATGGGGCTCAAGACCTTAGATCCTGATGGTGGTATGGAAGAATCTGAGAATGAACGTGCCACTCGTGGTTTATCAATAGTTGTACATCCAATGATCGCAGAAGCTGCAACCCAGTTCAATGCGAAGGCTATTGCAGAGCTCTATCCGTCAGGTGGTCCAGTTAAGACTGTGGTTATCGGTGAGCCAAATGAAGAACTTGAGGAACAGTCTCGCAGAGTTCGTGAATATATGAACTACCAGATTACACAAGAAATGCCTGAATACTTTCCTGACTTGGATCAGATGTTATTTCACCTTCCACTGGTTGGTCAGACTTTCAAGAAGGTCTGGTGGGATAGCACTATGGATCGCCAGTGTTCGCAGTTCGTAAAGGCTGAAGACTTTGTCGTGGCTCCAGAAAGCAAAGACCTCTACACTTCACCTCGATATACTCACGTTATCCGCATTCCAAAGAACGACTACAATCGATACGTCCAGTCTGGGTATTATCTGCCAAGTGAAGATACAGGTGGTGATATTGATCCGTCTGGTGACACGATTGGTGAGATCGAGGGTGTTGATCAGTACGGTGATGATTCTCAAGATGAAGTAATGACACTGCTTGAGATGCACGTTTATCACAACTTTGAGGATGATAATAAAGATGACGATGAGAATGCTGTTGGCATTCCATACGTTGTCACTGTCGATTACGATAATGAGAATATTGTTAGCATACGCAGAAACTGGCGTGAAAATGACGATATGAAAAAACGGAGGGATTGGTTTGTCTCTTATAAGTTCTTGCCTGGTCTTGGTTTTTATGGCTTTGGTTTATATCATCTCATTGGTGGCTTGGGTAAAGCAGCAACTGGATCTCTACGAGCTCTCTTAGATTCCGCTGCGTTTAGCAATATGCAAGGTGGCTTTAAGTTACGAGGTCGAGTTTCAGGTGGTGAGGTTCAGGTCAACCCAGGCGAGTTTGTTGATCTCGATGCCACAGTTGATGATGTCAATAAGGCGATTATGCCATTGCCATTCAAGGAGCCAAGTAGCTCACTCTTTAGTTTATTAGGATTTATTGTAGACGCAGGGCAGAGATTTGCCAGCACTGCCGATTTGAATGTTGGGGACGTAAATCCAAATGCACCTGTTGGCTCAACAGTCGCACTTATTGAGCAAGGATCAAAAGCCTTCTCAGCGATTCACAAACGGTTGCATTATGCTCAGGGACAGGAGTTCAAGCTACTCGCTGATTTGAATGCTGAGAACTTGCCTGAACAGTTTACGTTTTCGTTGATAGGCAGTAGTTCTGAAATCATGGCTGCTGACTTCAATGATCGCATTGATATCCTCCCAGTCAGTGACCCCAACATCTTTAGTTCTGCCCAGCGGATTGCCCAAGCTCAAGCTATCTTGCAAATGGCTCAGTCAGCTCCTGAGATGCATGATATGTATGTTGCCTACAAACGTATGTATGAGGCGATTAGAATACCGAATATTGATGAGATCCTAAAGAAACCAGAAGATGCTCCACGACTAGATCCAATTGATGAAAATATGTCAATTATGTATGGCAAGCCTATTCGAGCGTTTATTGAGCAAGATCACGATTCTCATATTGCTGTTCATATGCAATTCTTGCAAGATCCGTCACTGGCAGGTAATCCTGGTGCTCAAGGTATGCAACCAATATTAGTTGCTCACATAGCGGAACACGTTGCGTTATTGTATAGAGCAAGAATGGAAGCAAGTGTCGGTGTACCACTTCCACCAGTTCCAGACTTTGGTAATAAGGATTATAAGGTTCAGGATATTAATCCAGAGCTTGATAACTTAATTAGTCAACGTGCAGCTCAAGTTGTACAGCAAGCTCCGCAAATGCAACAGATTGCAGCTATTACGGCTCAAGGTAAGCAAGAGCAACCTAATCCGTTGCAATATGCACAGCAACTTGCTCAGTTAGAAACAGAAGCACTGAAAGCAAGAACACAAGCACAAATCAACGCAGACCAAGCCAAGGCGAAGTCTTCTATTGAGATCAAGCAAGCTGAAGCACGACAGGATATGCAGATAGACGCAGCGAAAGCTCAAGCAGATATGCAAGCTAAGATCCAGAAACTAGAGGCTGAATTGCAAATTGAACGTGAGAAGAATGCATCTAAGATGCAAATGGAGAGAGAAAAGAACGCAGCTAATATTCAAATGGAGGCAATGAAGAATGTTCCCGAATGATTTATTAGCTTCGATCAGACCTATAAACCCTTCCGCTTTTGGAAATGTAGCACCTCAACAACCTCAACAACCACAAATGGCTCCTCAAGGTCAAATGCCACAAGGTGGTGATCAAATGACAGATTACTTAATGAATAAGGTTGAAGAAATAAAAAGAAGGTTGGGTCAAGGTGATATGGGTGCTTTAAGCAATGTTTCTAACGCTATGAGAGGTCAAGGATGAATTACGGAGCTCTAAAGTCTATTCCAAAAAATACAACGATCAATGGGCAACCTCACCAGTTAAGTTATATTAATCCACAAGAAGCTGCTTTATTAAAAAGTATTGGTGGTGCAGGTAAGAACGTAAATGGTGTTCCTGCTTATTTCTTCTTTGGTGGTAGCACTGGATTTGGTAGTTTTGGAGATTCAGTAGCAAGTTCTATATCTTCTGGAGCTAGTGCAGTTAGTGACTTTGTAAGTGACGCTGGGCAAGCTGCTGCTACTTTTATATCTGATACTGCTACTGATATTTACCAAGGAACAGCTAACGTATTAACTCCATTTGATGATGAAGAATATGTTGATGGTGTATTAACCAACACAACAACTAATTTGCCTGTAACTTCTACTGATACAACCTCTACTCCAACAACATCAACTAAAACAATTGATGAAGCATTTGCTGAAGCAAGAGGTGCAGGATTAGAAACATT